CCTGTACAGAAGTACAGAACTACTATTGCCGATGACGGATCAGAAGTTAAGACACAGTATGTTCCAGTTCCATATGATATGTCATTTGAACTAGGAATTATTGGTAAGTCTCAGGATGATGGTCTACAGATCCTAGAGCAGATTCTACCTTTCTTTCAACCTAACTTCAATATCACTCTCAACATGATCACCGACATGGATGAGAAGAGAGATATTGCTATTGTTTTGAATAACATTAACTATGAAGATGATTGGGATGATAACTTTTTAGATCGTAGAAGTATCGTATGGTCTTTAAACTTTACTGCTAAGTCTTATATCTACGGTCCTTACAGCAACAATGGTATCATTCGTAAAGCAACTATTTACGAATCTGTTGGAGACCTTGCTCAAAGCAGAAGAACTGCTTCTTACAGTTACTCGCCTAAGGCACTGGAAGACAAGAACAACGATGGTGTTATCACTGCTGCTGATGACGAACTAGTCATCTCCACTGACGACTTTGGATTTAATGAAGGGATTGAAATCTTATGAGCAAATTTGAAGAGAACATGGAAGATATCTTTGATATCGAAGTTGAGTCTACAGATATCGAACCATCCAAACCAGCGCCACCAAAGGCAGATAAAGACGATCAAACTAAAGACTACGAGTATACCCGTGGATCTTTGTACTCACTCATAGATAAGGGCAGAGAGGCGCTAGACGGCGCTCTAGAGGTAGCACAGGAGTCTGGGCACCCTAGGGCATATGAAGTCGCTGTGAACGCCATGAAGCAGGTAGCAGACGCCACTGACAAACTCATCGATCTTCAACAGAAGATGAAGAACCTTGAGGCACCTACCAAGCAAGCAACGGGTAATACTACAAACAATCTATTTGTTGGTAGCACAGCAGACCTTCAGAAAATGCTCAAACAAATAAATAAAAATGAAGAGAAAGGAGAGTAATGCTAGTCACACCAATCGGTAAAATTACATCACTGGATTCTGCTTCTGATATTGATGCTGGATATCCTTCTGGTAGTGGATCAGGAATGTTGAATGGAAAAGAAATTCTCCGAGCAAGCATTGTTAAAATCGACAACGCTTCAGACAAACCTGTTTGTGCCAGAGTGGTTAGAGTGACTGGTCTTAATACAACGACTGGAGAACCATATAGTGTTTTCCAACAGAATAATATTGAGACGTTCAACTATCACGACGTAATTATCGGCGTTGGCGAGACTGTTTACATTAGAAAAGAACCTACTCAAACTACCTTCGACGATCCTGACATTCCAACTTACAAGGATCAACCAGCATCTGGTGGAGAAACTATCCAGATAAGATTGGCACCAGACCAAACTGCTGGCACTGGTTATGTCTATGCTTCTCCTGTAACAATCGTTGGGTAATAAATATGAAGTCGTTTAAAGATCTAAGACATGACCTCCAAGAAGCCGCTTGGACCAGAAAGGAGGGAAAGAAAAAGTCTGGAGGACTTAACGAGAAGGGAAGAAAATCTTACGAAAGAGAGAATCCTGGATCTGACCTCAAGGCACCAAGCAAGAAGGTTGGAAACCCCCGTAGGAAATCGTTCTGTGCTCGAATGAAGGGCATGAAAGCGAAGTTGACTTCTAAGAAGACGGCACGTGATCCAGACTCCCGTATTAACAAATCCTTACGTGCCTGGAATTGTTGACCTAAATCGTTATAATTATTAGTGAGGATGCCATATGGAAATGAGACTAAACTCGGACGACATTGCACGTTTGATCCGTGCTTGTGAAATGTACAAGGATTACACAGGATCCGAGTATATGTGGGACGAATACGATCGTCTCGAAAAGAAATTGATGTATTACGAAGAAGAAAATTGCCCTGAGGACTAGGTGTATCGAGAACCACATCTCCAAAAAAAGAGTGATGAATGTGCCCAACTTTGGAGGGAGTGGTTCGCCTTGTTTCAAAAAAAGCATTAGGAGCGCCAGACGCTAGGCGTGTCTGGTGCCAGTGTTGTGATGAGTTTGGCGAGATGGTAAGTCAGGAAGTCAAAACAAATCCACGCTACAATAAGCTACAGATAGACATCAAAAGGGAAGAGCCTCCTAGATAAAGTAGCTGCTATAAAGTTATATGAAGTTTTTTCTAGGACTTCTAGCTACAATGTTTCTTGCCCTCCCAGCGTGGGCGGTCGATGTCCAAATGGGATACGACGGAAACCTCGTATTTGAACCATCGGAAGTTACCATTTCCGCTGGTGAGTCAGTTCATTTTGTTAATAATATGCTTCCTCCTCATAATGTAGTGGTGGAAGATCATCCTGAAATTTCACACGAAGGTCTCGCCATGATGCCTGGCGAAGAGTTCGATGTTGAATTTACCGAAGCAGGTGACTATACTTACTGGTGTGGTCCTCATAAGGGGGCTGGCATGATCGGTACAGTACATGTTGAATAATGAAAAAACTAAACACTGTTGTTTTAGACATCACTGTTGCAATACTAGACTTCCTTTATCAAGGAAGAGACTATCCACGCTTTTGGGTGCTTGAGGAGATTGCTCGGGCACCCTATTTTGCGTTTTTAAGCGTGTTACATTTTCGTGAGAGTATGGGACTTCGTGGTCCTGAACATCTATATTTGATGAAACAACACTTCGAGCAGAGCGTCAATGAAACAGAGCATCTGGAATATATGGAAAGCAGGGGCGGTAATCTTTATTTTATCGATCGTTTTGTTGCCAAACACCTCGTCCTTATCTATTATTGGGTCAACGTGGTTTATTACTGGATGGCTCCTCGCTCTGCTTACCACCTCTCCTATGAAGTAGAGATTCATGCAGCAGAGACTTACGCAAAGTATCTTGCTTTGAATGGTCATGACGACAAAATCCTAGAGATTTTGAACGATGAACTACATCACTCAAAAGAACTATACGATGCTATGGAGATTGTCAAATGAAATGGAAATGGGGTAAGGATATAGATCCACCAGATCACGTAACCAAAGCAGAAGTGCAGGAGATGATCGACGATGCCATACGAAAACATAATCGTAATGCTGGAATTATCAGCATGTGTGTTGGTTGGGTTGTTCTTGCACTTTTTGCTGAAGGTCTGCTTCGACTTATCGGAGTAATCGATCCCGTATTCCCATGGCTCAACATACACTTATAATTGAATGGATAGGCATTATCCTTGCCCTGGTATTTGGGGTGACCATGTTCTGTCAAGGTCATGCCATATTTCATGGTAAATATGGATATAAACATACAGAGCGTGAGAAGAAAAAAATGTCTGACGCTCGTAAACAAGTAGAGGATTTATTTAAAAAATGAAAGTAGGAATGATTGGACTAGGTAGGATGGGCGAGGGCATGTCCCGTCGTCTCATTGCTGCTGGTCACGAAGTACACGGATTTAGAAACAATGTTCAAAAAGCTGAGGCACAATATGAAGCGGGTTATATCAGTGGATATACCACTTCTATACAAAGCCTTGTTCAAGTAGTCGATGGCAAAGGTCCTGGCGTCTTTATGATGGTAGTACCTGCCGAAACCGTAGAGGATACCCTTAATGAGCTACTACAATTTTGTGTGGAAGGCGATATTATTATTGATCATGGCAATTCCAATTTTAAGGACTCTCGACGGAGGGCGGAAAGGTTGTCTAAGATGGGCATCCAATATATTGACTGTGGCACTAGTGGTGGTGTTTACGGTTTGGAGCGTGGATATTGTCTTATGGTTGGTGGTACAGATACTGCAGTATCCGCTTGCCGTCCAATCTTTGATGCCCTCTCACCAGGCATCGATGCTGCCCCTAGAACCGATGACAGAAGCTACGTCTCACCTGCTGAACACGGGTGGTTACGCTGTGGCGGTCCTGGAGCAGGTCATTTTGTGAAGATGGTCCACAATGGCGTAGAGTATGGTATCATGCAAGCATATGCCGAAGGGTTCAACATTCTACATGAAGCAAACGCTGGTTCTAAGTATGTCAAAGCAGGAGACGCTGAAGTCGCCCCAATGGACAACCCTGCCGATTATCAGTACGACATTGACGTTGCTGAGGTGGCTGAGTGTTGGCGTCGTGGGAGCGTGGTTGGTAGTTGGTTACTTGACCTTACCGCTGATGTTCTACGGAGCGATCGAGAGCTTAGCAAGTTCGATGGGGGAGTATCAGACAGTGGTGAGGGTCGTTGGACGGTTCACGCTGGTGT